AGAATAGGACTAGAACAATGGACATCAAACTCTCATGCATCGTATGTAATCGCCCGAACGTCGTGCCTTATGGCCGTGGACATCGCATCTGTGGCATCTGCTCACAGCGTGAGCTGAAGCGCGAGCGCCGCAAGCAGACAAAGCGACGCATCCAGACCATCGGGACATTCGTCCTGGTCGTTGGTGCCGTCTGGTTCTCGTGTCTGGTCGCATCCGATTGGAACACGCCAAACTCACCAGATCACCGTGCACATCAGGCGATGCAAGCTCGTGACTGACGCCATCCGCACCTGGTCACAATATCGGGCCAGCAGACGCGCCGACCCGGATGCACTCCTCCTCGCTCAGGAGGAGTTTTTTCTAGGTCGCATGGTTCAGTCTGGCAGCGAGCGCGACAAACTTCGAGCTGTCGATGAGTTGCTTACTCACAATATTCGGATGGTGTCAGCGATTGCCAAGCGCTACAAGGGACGTGGCTGCGAACACGAGGACATGATGACCGATGGCATGATGGGCCTCCATTACGCTATCCAGCGCTATGACCCGGAGAAGGGTCACCGCTTCTCGACGTACGCGACTAACTGGATTCGACAGGCTATCGGTCGAGGAGTGGAGAATCGTGGTCGCGAGATTCGACTACCGTCGCACGTCATTGCGAAAATCACTCACATCCGCATCTCGCGCCAGGCGTACGTCCTAAAACACGGTGAAGCGCCATCGATGCCCGAACTCCTGGTGTGGATACAGTCGCGCCTCGATGAGTTTCCGAAGTATCTTCGGCGACAGATTGAGACACTTGATGCGAAGTATTTAGGCGAGATCATGATGAACGAAGCGCCGCAGATTCGGTCACTCGACGAAGTGAACATGTATGGCATGACGCTCGCTGACTTCACAGCATCCGAGGAACCAGCACCAGACGATGCGATGAACCGACAGGCGCTCTACACGCAGCTCTACAAGGTGATGGAACACCTCACCGATCGCGAGCTCGCGTGCATAAAACTCCGCTATGGCTTCGACGGCTTGATTGATGGCCGCTCACTTGAGGACGTTGGACTCCTGGTCGGATACTCCCGCGAGCGAATCAGACAGATACAACATCGAGCGCTCGAGAAACTCCGCGTATTGCCGGAGGCTGAGATTCTCCTGGAGACTTTGGAAGGAATGGAACTTTGAACGAATCCGAACATCAGATCGCGTATTTCAACTGGACCCGTGTCATGGGTGGACGACATCCACGCCTGGACACAATATTCGCTGTGCCGAATGGCGGGTACCGAAGCAAGGCCACAGGTGGCCGCATGAAGTCCGAAGGCCTCAAGGCCGGCGTATGGGACATCTTCATTCCGGTCCAGATGGGACAACACTGCGGCATGTGGATTGAGATGAAGGCCGGGAAGAACAAACTAACACCAGGACAAATCGCATTCCGTGAGACTGTCGGCGATGCGTACCTGTGGACTGTCGCGTATTCCTGGGAGGACGCAGTCGAAGCGACCTGTCAGTATCTAGGCATCGCGAGCGGGATAGGCTAGCAGATGCTCGTTTACTTCATCAGCGAGTTCGACACCATCGAGCTCATAGACGAGATACCAGATGGCCTTAAGTAAGTCATCGGACTTCTCTTCGTTAGGTTTAGAACCAGCGCGAAGGAGGTACTTCAAAGCATTCCCTCGAGCGAAGTCGAGACCATACATCTCGATGATCTCGATGGGCTGAACGGTGCGAGTGCGGTAATGTGGCGGAACCTGCTTGGACATGCAGGATTGTAAGGGGTAAAAATGAATCGTGTATCACAGGCTGTGACATTTTTGTCATGGCTGTTTGAGCCGTACTCTGACGGCTTCGTCGAGATTCGATGTCTGAATCAAGGACGAAATCAGATGCGCTTCTACGAGCTTCCACGAACGGTCGATGAATGGACCGGAATCGGTGAAGCGTGCGTGCAATGGAGCGACGAAGGTAATGACGTTTATGTCGGCGTGCTTCCACGCTGGCGCAAGGGAGGAAGGGACAATGATGTCCATACTGCTGCTACTGTTTGGTGCGACATTGACGACCTTGATGGTCTGGATCAGGCTGCAACACTTGCTAAGGTTACAGTCGCGGTACGCTCGGGGCGAGGTCTCCATTGTTATAGGCGACTCAAAGTGGCTGGTATTGGGACTAAGCCGACAGAACAACGCGAGTTCGTGCAGCTGCTTGAACGATGGATGCTCACACTCAGCTCAGCCGCAGACGTCAAGTGCAAGAACCCGAGTCGAATATTACGAATACCTGGAACGTTAAATTGGAAGGACCGCGAACTCCCTCGGTTGGTGGAACTCGCAAAGTATCCTCCAGAAGCCTCCAGAATCGTCGAGGAGACGACATCAACTCATCCATGGGGCGATGAGTGGTCGAGGCTTTTGATTGCCGCCAAAGCCGGGGACCTTCCAAAGCGCGAGCGCGGTAATTGGAATCTAGGTCGCTACAAACACGGCGACTATCTACTCTACTGTTTCAATCACACCGTGATCGGCATCGAACAGATGCGATGTATGGGCATGGTCGCACATGCTGAGGAGTGTCGTACACTCGTAACCACTGCGCTGGACACGCAGTCATTCTCGGACTAGGACTAAAATGGAAGAACTTACACTCGACGATCTCCGCGCCATGGTGGCCGGAGACATGGCGACGCATGCTCGCGTCGTGGCAAATGGAGAGCACCACTGGGACAGACTGTTCCAAGCACAACCTGCATCAGGTGGACCATTCAACGGCAGGAACAATGCGCTGGTTACACTGTTGGGCTTTTTGAGAGCGAAGCGCTTCTCGATTGACCAGGCGAACATCTTCAGCATCTGGTGGTCTGACACCTATTGTGAACCTCCACTCGAACCTGAGCTCATTCGTGAGACCACTGGCCGCTTCTGGGTCCAGTGGGCACAGGGCAATGTCCCCGACGATCTGCCGGGCGGTGAGACCATCGCGCCATGGGAGGTCTGGGACTGGACACGAATGGAGGTCGAAGAGGCGAAACTCGGAGCGCAGTCCTGGCTGATTCCTAACGTGCTGTCGACTGGTGGACTGCATTATTTGTCATCACCTCCAGGCAGCGGGAAAACGTGGGTCATGTGTGATCTGATTCGCGCAGCTGTCTTCGGCGACAAATGGCTGAACGAGTTTGAGATTCCGCAGACCAAGGTTCTGTACATCGATGAAGAGATGGGCGTCCAGAAGGTTCTACAGCGGCTCAGGAAGCTCGGAATGCGTTCGGCTGAGGGAATGGGCTACCTCAACCGCGTGGGCGTCAGGCTGGACAATATCCTCGATGTCGAGAGGATTGTCAAACATTGTCAGGCGCAGGGTATTGGTCTGGTGCTCATTGACTCCCTGGTGCGCGTGCACGGCCTGGACGAAAACGACAACAGCCAGATGCGGAAACTCTACGACTCTTTCAAGAAGTTGCTTGATGTCGGCATCACTGTTCTCATCGCTCACCACAATCGCAAGGGTGGAACCGACGGGACAGTCAAGCACGAAGGTATGCGCGGCGCTGCTGAGATTGTCGCAGCTGCTGACATGGCGTTCTCCGTTGAGAAGCAAGCGAACGGACTCTACCGGATGTTCGTCACTAAGGGCCGTCTGATTAGTGACGAAGACGCCATCGATGTCACCTTCGAGATTCGTGACGAAGACGGGCTGACGAAGGTCAGAACACTCGATGCCGGCGCCAGGAGCGAAGTCATCACACAAGAGATTCGCTCAAAACTCATCGAGCTCATCAGCGATTCACCAGGCATCACACAGACGCGCCTGGTCGAGTTATGCGGTAGTCGGAAATCAGTGGTGGCTGCGACACTTGCGGACCTCGAAGCGAGTCGAATTGTGTCGTTTGAGAAGGGTCCAAAGAACTCAAAACTGTACAGTCCGACAGGGCTTCTTTAGGCCGTTTCTGTTGTTCCCGCTGTTGTTCCCGTGCTGTTCCCCCTTAAGTATTACAAAACGGGAACAACAGACAGAAAACCCCCCTTTGGAAACCCCCCCTGCGAGCATGTTAGAGGTTGCTCGCTTAGGGGTCTTAAGTTGAAACTGTTCCCGCGGGCCGGACGCTTACGCTGGCCCACTGGAACAGCATCAACTAATTATTTGACAGATGGTTTGATTGTTGGTAATGTCAACTTTGATGGTGCTGGTGGAAACACCTTCTGGATTGGTAACTGAGCCAGCACTGTCACAGAGTGGTCTTATGACCAAAGGAGTAAACAAGTTATGGGTTTCTTTTCCAATGCCACGTTCAACGATGGCGCATCGCAGTTTGAAGCAGCTGTCGCAGGATCTTATGTCTGCCGCCTCGCTTCCGTCGAGAGCGTCGACCGACCATCATATGATGATCCGTCCGTGATGCTTCCAAATTACAAATTCACGTTTGAGACCACTGAGTATGGCGATAGCAACAGCAATGCATTCCGCTTTGTGAAGTTCACACGCCAGGGATACGGTTCCGATAAGGCTGCACTCACAATCCTGCTCGATGGCATGTTGGGCCGCCGCCTGACACAGCCAGAGTTTCACAACCTTGACATCGACGCACTCATGACGAAGGAGTGGATGGTCACTGTCGATGCCAAAATCAACACGCGTGGTTACAACACCAACGCCATCGTGTCGGTCTCACCAGTGACAGCCAAGAAGAAGCTGACGAAGATCGCACAGCCTGTCATCAAAACCGATGACATCAGCGATCCATTCGGCGAAGACGGCAGCGAGTAACCATCTCCCGGTTGCCAACGACTCGCTGACGATACCAGGCACACTATCCGAACGGTGTGCCTGGTCTTTTACTTTTGGGAGAATCAAATGTCAAAAGCGACAGGCACTGAGGAGAAGGCAGAACTCCTGGTGCGAATCAAGGATCTTCGAGCTGCTGGGAACAGCATCTCGCGCATAGCTCAAATCATGCACATGACACGCGGGACAGTCCAGCGTTGGATCATGGAAGAACGACCAGAACGTGAGGTCAAAAAGATGGACCCGTATGTTTCGATAGACGAAAAGACCGAGATCGTGGTCAAGTGGGCCGAACTCATTGCAAGCGGTGAGACACGAAGCAAAGCGGCAGAGATTGTCGGTTTTCCGACCATGATGCTGAATCGATGGCTTATGAGCGAACCTTCACTGCGTGTGGAGTTTCAGGAAACTGTTGGACGGAAGCAGAACAACTTCGGTGGCCGCAAATCCTTCGACCAGATCATGGTCGAGATACGCGCAGGACTTCCTGTGTGGCGTGATGGCGGTCGATTCAAGATACAGCTGGTCGAAGCAGCACTAATGCGCTATGAGCTCGATGGGGCGAATGTTTGGCGGTGTAAGGGCTTCGCGACGTTATCAGGGAACGATGTCCTGGCGCGGGATTGGACGGTGGTCTCATGAAGTTTGAACACGTAATGTGGGAACTCATGCATGGAAAACATATCAGACGCACATCATGGCCGAACGACGTCTACGTACGTTACAGCGACCCATATAGGACGTTCTTCCAGCACACTTCTGATGAGATGATTAGACTTGAAGGAATCACACTCAACAAGGAGTGGATGATGGCGGAAGATTGGACGGTTGTCATATGAAGTTCTCAGAAGTAATACATCCACTCATGCATAGTAAACCAATCACTCGAGCATGTTGGGAACATGAGGTCTACGTGCGCTACAGTGACTGCCTCGAGGCGTTCGTGATGCACACGGGACCAGAATCCAAGACTCTACAAGGTCTTATACTCGATCCTGAATCGATGTTCGCAGACGATTGGATGTGGGGCGAGTTTCATCCGGTCAAGGACGAAATCAAGTGGACACAGACAACATCATAAAGACGATCATGGCGAAGCCGTGGTCCAGCACCTACAGCTTACTCAAAGCCATCGGAGCGTCCAGCCAGCAGGTCGACGAAGCATGGCGCGACTATCGTCGCAAGTACATGCGGAGTCAGCGCTGGCAGGACATTCGGACGAAGGCGCTCGAGCGCAGCGGTAGAACATGTGAGCAGTGTGGCCGTCGACAGGATGACGGCTACAAGCTCGATGTCCATCACATCACGTACATTCGACTCGGTGGCGAGCTGATGGACGATGTCCAGGTGCTGTGCTATCTATGCCACGGACAGATGCACTACAAGCGCAGAGTGCGCCAGGACACGGCAGAATAGCATCATGGCACGTCCAACAATCTACGATGAAGAGACAATCGCACGGGTCGAAGCTGCTTTGATGGCAGGTCAGACACCGACGGTTGTTTCTCGGCTTCATGGTTTACCAAGATCGACAGTCATAAAGATTCGCAGTCGGATGTCGACAGTCGTTACGAATACGACAGATGTTTGTGACGCGTCACAAACTATCAAAACACCGAAGGCGCCATCAGTATCGCTTGATGATCTGCTGGCTTCTGTCCTCGAGGACAATCTGAAGGCGCTCCAAGTCATCGCCAGGACAACGCAAAGCGAGAGATATGTCAATGGACAGACAGCAGGCCAGATTGCAATTCTCTACGAAAAGATTGCAACTTTCTCGGTTCAACTTCTCACCGCAGCCGCCGAACCTCCGGACAGTAACTAGCGCACAGACTGCGCTCTGTTATCTCGACTACCTTCGAGACACGCTCCCGAATGGCTGGTCGTATACAGCTCGTCATCTCATCGCGATCGCGTCGCACCTGGACGCAGTCGAGCGTGGTGAGATTGACAGACTCGCGATCCACATGCCGCCACGCCACGGGAAGACGGAAACAGTAACCGTGCGCTATGGCGCCTATTGCATCGAGCGTGACCCGTTCTCGAACGTGTTGGTCACTGGCTACAACGAGCGCATCGCGAGACGCTTTAGCAGGAAGTCCAGACAGGTCGTTTCGTCCAGGACTAAACTCTCGAAGGACAATGCAGCTCAAGACGAGTGGTCGATGCCTGAAGGAGGAACCTTCATGGCGCGTGGTGTCGGTTCACCTCCAACCGGTGTCGGCTTCAAGCGCATCATCATCGATGACCCGATTCGTTCTCGTGAAGATGCTGAGTCCGCGCTATACCGCGACAAAGCCTGGGACTGGTACACGGACGACCTCTACACGCGCCTCGAGCCGAAGGGCGCTCTAATCATCGTCTCGACCAGATGGCACCACGACGACATCACCAGCCGTGCGATCTCGTCGGAACCTCATCGGTGGACGGTGCTCAATCTGCCGGCAATCGCGGAGGAGTCTGACCAGATCGGTCGAATGCCTGGCGAAGCTCTGTGGCCTGAACGCTATGACGTGAAGGAACTCGGACGCATCAAGGAGGTCATGGTGGCCAATAGTGGCGACTACGGGTGGAGTGCTCTCTACCAGCAACATCCAACGCCACGCGAGGGGACATTCTTCAAGTCGGACCGCATCACAATCGAGAGCGCCGTACCAAACTGTGCGAAGATGTCCCGCGCCTGGGACCTCGCAGCGACAGCTGGAAGTGGTGACTATACTGTAGGCGTGAAAATGGGTCGCGATGCTGATGGTCGCATCTGGATACTCGATGTAGTGCGTGGACAGTATGACACCGACCAGCGGGATAAAGTTATCAAGCAGACAGCTGCTCTCGATGGTCGCGGTGTGCGTGTGCGCCTGCCACAGGACCCGGGGCAGGCTGGCAAATCGCAAGCGATGCACATGCTGAGACTCCTTCACGGAAGCGCAGTCAACATCCTCCCTGTCACTGGAGCGAAGGATGTTCGCGCTGAACCATTCGCGTCGCAGGTCGCTGGCGGTAATGTGTACATGGTCCAGGCCGATTGGAATCGAACGCTGCTGGACGAACTCCGCGTGTTCCCGCTCGGCAAAAATGACGATATCGTCGACGCGCTCACTGACGCCTACGACGAGCTCGTCGGTCGTGGCGGTGGCTGGGGTGCAGTGTAGGTCATGATAAGGACACAATAAGACCATGGGACTCTTCGATCGCTTTATGGGCAAAGCCACTGCTGCGCCATCCGCACTGCTTCCGCCGCCGCTGATTCAGCGACAGACGTCCTACTTCACCGGCACCGGGAACGGAGACTTTTGGAGTCTTCTGACACGCAACCTTCCAGGCTCGAGTTTCAACTGGCGGTCACAGGCCGGCGACCTGATGCTGAACTCCATTGTCGCGATTGGCATGGACTGGTACATTCGCAACTGGAGTCAGGGTGTCCCTGTCGTACGTCGACCGATGCCTGATGGACAGGTGGAGACAGTCGCAGACCATCCGATTCTCCAGCTCCTCGCACAGCCAACACCGAACGTGCCGCCATCGCTCGTCTGGTCGTGGGTCCTTCCAGACTATCAACTGCTAGGAAATGCGTACTTCCGCAAAGTGCGCGTGTCTGGTCGCGTGGTTGGTCTGCAATACCTCGCGGCTGACATGATGCGTCCAGTCGGAAACAAGGTAAATCCTCTCATCAAATATCAGTACACGGTGGATGGCACGTCATACGACATCGCGCTCGAGGACCTTATTCACATTCGGTACGGTCGAGATCCGCAGGACTCACGCTTCGGTCGTTCTCCTGTCACGTCTGTTCTCCGTGAGATTGCAACCGACAACGTCGCCGCGAGCGCCGCATTTGGTATGGTTCGCAACGGCGGTATGCCATCGATCATGGTCGGACCAGACTACAAGGGTGGCGTCGAGGATTTGTCCGAAGACGATGCACGCCAGACGAAGCGCAAACTTCAGCAGGACTTCACCGGTGACAATGCCGGCAGCGTGTTGGTGATGACTGGTCCTTTCAAGGTCGAGCAGGTCAGCCACAAACCATCCGAGATGGCGTTCGATGAAATCAGACGCAAACCGGAAGAGCGCGTGTGTGCAGCTCTTGGTTTGAATCCTCTCGTCCTTCAACTAGGCAGCGGTCTCGAGCGTGCTACCTACAGTAACCTCGAGCAGGCGACGCGTTCGGCATGGACTGACGGAATGATTCCGCTGATGCGCCAGATGAGTGAAGCGCTCACCATCGCACTCCTTCCAGACTACGAAGAGACACAGCCTGGCGATTACTTGGAGTTCGACGTGAGTAATGTGCCAGCGCTCCAGGCTGACCTGAACGAAGACGCTGAGCGTGCTGAGCGCCTCTACAAGAGTGGCATCGTGGACCTCGCAACCGCGAAGCGTGTCGCTGGTGTTACGCCATCGGACGACGACGAGGGTTATTACCATCCGACTGCTGTGCCGGTCCAGATAGGCGGACAGGAACTCCTGGTGCCTGATGCGGCGCCTGTTTCAACTGCACGCACAGCTGACGAGACAGCGAAACTTGTCGGTGCTGCCGGTGCTTTGATTCGTGCTGGATTTGAGCCAGAAGCAGCACTCCAGGCTGTTGGTCTGAACTCTATACAGCACCTCGGTCTATTGCCAGTCACGGTGCGCCAGGAAGAGACCAAAGCATTCGAGGATGAATCCGAACCCGGGCTGAAGTTCATTCCGTCGAAGGACATGAAGGAAGAAGCGCAACGCGCCATCGAATGGCGTGATGCTGGTCGGGATGGTGGAACAGCCGTGGCATGGGCCAGAGCGAACCAGATCATCAATGGCGAGAAGTTGTCCGAGTCGACTGTCCTTCGGATGTACTCATTCTTTCGACGTCACGAAGTAGACAAGCAGGCGGAAGGATTCCGACCAGGTGAGGATGGGTATCCGTCTGCTGGTCGTGTGGCATGGGCTGCATGGGGTGGCGATGCTGGTTATCGCTGGTCGACAGCTGCACGCAAGGAAATCCTCAAGCGCATGGCGCCGAAGGAGAATGGCAAGTCGTATCACCCGTACTATGGTTACGAGCTGACGGACGCCGATGCCTGACATCTATCAGGTCAATGAGGCCTATCGGAACAAACTCCGCGCTCGTGAGGATTCCGCTCTCGCTGAGATGCGGAGGACGTACACTGTCCTGCAAGCAGACAACCTCCAGCGCCTCGAAGAGATAACTCAGGCCATCGAAGACGCACAGGCAGCGGGCGATGATGTCACGGCGCTCAATGACTACCAGGTGCGCCTCGCGGCACTGAACGAGCAGATGGCGGCTAAGGTCACGGAGTTCGCTCCTCGAGCGACCGACATCGCCAGCAACGGACAACGAAGCGCCATACAACTCTCCCTGGACATGCAGGAGAGTCTGGTGCGTGCTGTCGCTGGTGTTCCTGATTCGGTGAGCATGGCCATCGATCTCAACTGGAACAGACTACCCGTCGAGGCAATCACGA